CGCTTCCATCCTACCCGGTACAGATTCCGTATCATTATGCGCTGGATTTGGATGGCCCGGAAGATATTGAGTTAGCGGAATGGTATTTAGATACGAACAAAGTCAAATTGAGTCATTTGGAGGTATAGCATGAGAATACTTGTTTTGGGTGGTGACGGATATTTGGGGTGGCCGACAGCTATGCACTTTTCGGCTCAAGGCCATGACGTAGGTGTTGTTGATTCCTTTGTGAAGCGTAAGTGGGAGCTTGAATTGGGTGCTGAACCGTTAGTTCCCATTCTAACCCTTCATAAACGAGTCAAGCAATGGCAAAACCTGACAGGCAAAAAGATTTCCCTGTTTGTGAACGACCTGACCAATAATCGGCGTCTGTATCAGGTTTTTCGAGACTTTCAGCCGGAAGCCATCATTCATTACGGAGAGCAACCATCAGCACCATACAGCATGATGGGACGGCATTACGCCGTTGAGACACAGCAAAATAACATTATTGGCACTTTGAACGTCTTGTACGCCATGCTTAAGCATTGCCCGAATGCTCACCTTATTAAGCTCGGCACTATGGGAGAATACGGTACGCCGAACATTGATATTGAGGAAGGATACATTGATATAGAGCACAAGGGGCGCAAAGCCAGGTTGCCATTCCCGAAACAAGCGGGGTCGCTGTACCATTTAACCAAGGTGCATGACTCGGCAAACATTGAGTTTGCTTGCCGCATTTGGGGGCTGAAGGCAACGGACCTCAACCAGGGCGTGGTTTACGGCATTAATACTAACCACACGGTTGTTGGGTTAAATACAAGCTTTCACTATGACGCTATATTCGGAACGGTACTGAACAGGTTTTGTGTTCAGGCGGTTATTGGGGAACCCCTTACGGTTTACGGTAAGGGTGGCCAAACGAGAGGCTACCTGAACATCCGGGACACCATACAGTGTGTGGAACTTGCCGCGCTGAACCCACCGTCTAGCGGGGAGTTTAGGGTGTTCAACCAGTTTACGGAACTTTTCAGCGTGAACGACTTGGCCGAGTTGGTAGTCAAGGCGGGCGAAGATTACGGGTTGAGCGTAGAAATAGACCATATGCCGAACCCTAGAATAGAAGCGGAAGAACATTACTATAATCCTGTGCATAAAAAGTTGCAGGAACTTGGACTCAAACCCACTTGGTTATCGGATACATTGGTAAACGAAATATTCGATGAAGTGGAGAGAAACAGATACCGAATAGACAGAAGCCTGGTAAGGCCGGACATTCTGTGGAGACATAATTGACATACATTGTCGCTGAAGCTGGCATAGCGCACGAAGGTAAACTGGAAAACGCTTTTAAATTAGTTGAAGTGGCAAAATATGGCATGGCTGATGCCGTAAAGTTCCAGGTTTACAAAACGGAAAACTTTGTAACGCGGTCCACGCCTCAGTTTGAAAGATACAAAAAGAAAGAGCTTTCGTATGCTGATTTTAAGCTGATAAGCGATTACGCAAAAACTTTCGGCATTACGTTCTTTGCCACCCCGCACGATGAGGAAAGCCTGGATTTCTTGCTCGATTTAGATGTGCCGATTATCAAGATAGGTTCCGGCGAGTTGGGCAACTGGAGGCTTTTAGATAAGGCCGTTGCATTCGATAAGCGCATATTTATTAGCGTGGGGATGCATACCGACGAGGAAATACAGGAAGTTGCAGACAGGATCGACGGTGCCGATGCCACCATACTTCATTGCGTTACCATGTATCCGACGCCGCCGGAACAAGTCAGGTTGAAGCGTATTCCGTATTTGAAGAGGATTTTTTCAAAAATCGGGTATTCGGACCACACCGCAGGGTTTCACATTCCCGTTGCCGCCACGGTATTTGGCGCATCGGTTATTGAAAAACACATTAAGCTGGACGAAAGTACCGGGCAGGACACGCTAGTTGCCCTGAACGACGTAGACTTCAGACGAATGGTAAATCAGATACGAGACGTGAAGAAAGCCAGCGTAGGTGTGAGTGTATCGCTCGAGCAAATGAAAAGCAGGGCATGGGCCTTAAAAGACAAGACAACAGGTAAAAGGCATTGAAGATATGTTTCGTGCTTACCACTAGGGGCAATTACGGAAAGCTGAAGACACTTATTGAACTGTTTCGTTCAGATAGTGACTTTGACGTTCAGATAATTGCCAATGACGAAGCGTTCATTGAACCTGATTTTAAGCTAAGATTCTTTGTCTCTGGCGGCAACCACGAAGCGATAGGACACACGGCGGCATTAGCGTGTGAGCAATTTGCCTTGGCTTTCACCAATCTGAAGCCCGATGCCGTTGTTTTAGTGGGAGATAGATACGAAACACTTGCTGCGGCATTTATGGCTAACTGCATGAATATTCCCGTTGTCCACCTGGAGGGCGGGGAAAAAAGCGGAACGATAGACGAAACATTCAGACACGCCATCACGAAGCTTTCCCACATGCACTTCGCGTGTACATGGAAAGCGGCGCAGCGGATACGGCACATGGGCGAACAGTATGCGTATAATGTGGGAGCAACTAGCTTAGACATTATTGAGCAGCACAAGACAGAGCCAAGTCCGTATAAGGAACCATATTTATTGGTAATTTATCATCCCGTTGCTACGGCAAGAGAAGATACTCCGGTGTTTAATAGGGCCGTCTACTCGTTCCTGATGAACACTATTTGGATAGACTCAAATTACGATGCGAATTGCCAGTTCATTAAGCATTACACACATGGTTCCATACCGATAGAAAAATTTGTTCCCATATTGAATCACGCTTCTTGCATTATCGGCAATTCGAGTACGGGAGTAAGGGAGGCTTCCTATTTGGGTATCCCCTCCGTGAACGTAGGTTCCCGGCAGAACGGCAGGGAAAAAGTAAGCAATGTACTTGATGTTGGCTATGACTATGACGCCATTGTATCTGTTATCAATGGTCAGCTTTCTCACGGTAGGTATAAGCCTGATTTTACTTATGGCGATGGCACGGCGAGTCAACAGATTTATCAAATTCTTAAAAACACTAACCTGAATATTCAAAAATAATGCGTGGCGAAAACTTATACTGCAAAGGCCAACTGTTTCTCTCCGAAAAGGGCGAACGTAATTGGGAACGAATATTTGGAAGAAAAAACAGAAATAAGAAAGGCGGCGGAAGAGTTCCTGAAACTGGCCGCCGAAGTAGAACGAAGAAAAAGCCGTCGTAAGATTTACGAGTTCTATCCCGACACCGGGCCTCTTCGTCGTGAGCTTTACAAGCCACACATGGCATTTTTCGGGGCAGGGAAGTGGGCCAGGGAGCGGTGCATGATTGCCGCAAACGGCATTGGTAAGACGGAGGGTGTCGGCGGGTATGAGTTGGCCCTTCACTTGACCGGGCTGTACCCCGATTGGTGGGAAGGGAGAAGGTTTAAGCACCCCATCAAGGCGTGGGCGGCAGGCGATACGGCACAGACTACCAGAGATATTCTGCAAGAAAAACTGCTCGGATCTCCCGGCATGGAAGGCACAGGCGTTATTCCGGGCGATACGGTTAAGGACATTAAGAAGAAACCAGGCAATATTCCCGATGCCATAGAAAGCATCAAAGTGAAACACATAAGCGGGGGATTGTCGAAGTTAGGGTTCAAGAGTTACGACCAAGGCAGAAGGACATTCCAGGGTACAGAACAGCACGTTATTCTTCTTGATGAGGAAGCCCCAAGCGCTGTTTACGATGAATGCCTGATGAGAACCCGAACCGTTGACGGCATGATTTTGAATACCTTCACGCCGTTAATGGGCCTGACGGACGTTGTTTTAAAATTCATGCCGAACGGCAAAATGCCAGAGAACGGCAAGGCGGGGATTTCGAGATTTATCATAAATGCCACATGGGAAGACGCTCCCCATCTGACCGAGAAGGAACGAGAAGAGATTCTGGATGGGACGCTTCCGCATCTGCGGGATGCTAGGTCAAAAGGCATACCCCATCTTGGTGCAGGGGCGGTGTATCCCATACTTGAGGAAGAAATTTGGACAGACGATTTTGAACTACCGCCGTGGTATCCGCGAGCGTATGCGCTTGATGTGGGCTGGAATTGCACAGCCGCATTGTGGATGGCATGGGATAGGGAGTCCGATATTCGATACCTGTATTCGGCGCATAAGCAAGGACATTCTGAACCAGCCAGCCATGTAGCTGCTATTCTAGCGCGGGGCCACTGGATACCCGGTGTAATCGACCCCGCATCAATAGGAGCAAGCCAAAGAGATGGAAAAAGGTTGGTGGATGAATATTCCGATTTGGGTCTTGCGCTATCTTATGCGGATAATGCTAAGGAGGCCGGAGTATTTGCTGTGTGGCAGCTTTTGGTATCCGGACGCCTTAAGGTCTTTAAATCTTTGGTACAATGGTTTAACGAATTTCGGATCTACAGGCGAGACGAAAACGGAAAAATCGCAGAAGGACAAGACGACCACTTAATGGATTGCACACGCTATTTAGTTTTAAGTGGTACACAGGTGGCAGCCTTAATGCCATTTGAAGATGAGGAGGAGTATTTTGACCAACGGCGCGTCGGCAATAGCCCCGCAGGGTACTTCGGAATTTATTGATCCCACACAAGAAACACTGGATCAATACCAGAAGCTCCTGGACAGCAGCAACATAGCCGAAACCCTAGACGAAGATGTTTTGCAGCGAATGGGGCAAAAGGTTTGCGAAGACTTTGAAATTGACGAGGACTCCAGGGAAGATTGGAAAAAGCGCAACGCTGATGCAATAAAGCTTGCCACTCAGGTTGTCGAGGCGAAAAGCGAACCGTTTGAGGGCGCGGCGAACATCAAGTATCCCACCTTGTCTATGGCAGCGGTTCAGTTCGGGGCGAGGGCTTACGGGCAGATAATTAAAGAGGGTCAGATAGTTCAGGGGAAAGTAATAGGGGCTGACAAAGGCGGGATGAAGGCTAGTCAAGCCCAGCGTATCGGCCATCACATGAGCTATCAGCTAACAGAAGAAATGGAAGAGTGGGAAGGCGAAATGGATGCCCTTTTGATTGCTCTCCCGATAGAAGGCTGTGAGTTCAAGAAGACATACTATTCCGCTCAACTGGAACGAAACGTATCCCAATGGATCAGGCCCGAACATCTTGTTGTTAATTATCATGCGAAATCGTTAGAAACGGCGTCCAGGTACACGCACATTATCTACCTAAGTCCGAACCAGATTGTCGAGCGTGTCCGGTCTGGGATGTTCCTTGACATTAAGGATTTCGACAACCCTCCCGTAGAGGATGAGGATAGGCCCATTGACAACCGGGACGACGACGCGCCCCATACGTTCTACGAGCAATATCGCTTTTGGGATTTGGACGATGACGGCTACAAAGAGCCGTATATTGTTACAGTGCATAAAGATAGTCAGAAGGTAGTGCGTATTGTTGCGCGATTCGACCTGGATGGGATTCATGTAAACCCAAAAGGGCAGATCGCCCGGATAGACCCCGTTCATTACATTACGCGGTATCTGTTTATGCCGTCCCCTGACGGCGGGATATACGGCATGGGTTTCGGGACCCTCCTGGCTCCCATTAACAAGTCAATCAACATTACCCTGAACCAGATTCACGACGCGGGTACGCTGTCGAATACTCAGGGCGGTTTTATCGGCAAGACTGCTTCCCTCGCCAAACATAAAGGCGGCGGGCAAGTCAAGTTCAAGATGGGGGAGTTCAAGTCGCTCAACTATACGGGTGACGACATTAGAAAAGCCATTCTTCCTCTTCCCTTTAAAGGGCCGGATGTTGTCTTGTTCCAGGTGCTTGGTCTTCTAATAGACGCCGGGGAGAAATTGGGGAATGTGGTTGACCCGCTCGTGGGCCAATCTCCGGGGGCGAATGTTCCAGCCACGACCACTCTTGCTTTGATCGAGCAAGGCTTGAAGGTGTTCGGAAGTACGTTCAAGCGAATCCATCGGTCGCTGAAGTCCGAGCTTCGCAAGCTGTATCGCTTGAACCGCCTTTACTTGGATAATCAGGCATACTTTACGATTATGGACGAGCAGCGGGCGGTGGCACGAACGGATTACAACAATAAGACTTGTGACGTTTACCCCGTGTCTGACCCCAACCAGGTCAGCAACATACAAAAGCTGATTACTGCTCAAGCGTTGCTTGAACTGTTGGGCCAGGGCTTGAACGACGACGAAATCAGGCGGCGGTATCTTGAGGCGTTGCAGATACCCGATATTGACAAACTCATTCCCGAGGGTGGGGCGAAGCCGCCCATTGACCCCAAGATTATGCTTGAGCTTCAAAAGCTGGAACTTGAGAGGGACAGGTTTGAACTTGAAATGTTCAAGTCTCAGTACGATGTTTTAAAGGTGCAAGCCGACGCTATTAAATCCGTAGCCCAGGCTGAGGCGGCAGAACTAGGGCCGCAGATAGAGACTTACAAAGCGCACCTGGATTTAATCATTGAGGGCATGAAGGCCAAAGCGCAAGAGAAACAGGCAAAGAAAAATGAATCCTCTGAGCAGGGAAGAAGTTCTTGACTGGTTGCGAAATCCCGTAACCAAGAAAGTTAGAACAAAGATATTTGCCATGATTGAGGACCGGAAGAATGATTGGGTATCCGGCAAATTCAATGATTCTCTGGTTGAAGCATATGAGCGCGGCAAATGTGTCGGCATGGCCGAAGTATTCGAGGTAGAAGCCGATGAGAGTTATTTCCCCGAAATGGAATAGGAAAGACGAACACCGTTTGTATATGGACATCAATCCTGCTGAATTACGGGTGCATATGTTGTCTATAGATCATGCGAGAAGCTTGCGGTTGGCCGTGGAGGACACGGTTGAATCGCCAGTTACGTTTTCACCTAATAGAGCATTGTATAGGAGAAAGCAATGAAGAACGAGTCAGGCTTAGAACCAGTAGAGGATAAGGTTTTGTTACTTCCCGATAGGGTGTCTGATTCCATCAGGAACCTGATCGTGAAACCAGAGATGGTCAAAGCACAGGAGCAAATGGCGCAAGTGAGGGCTACTCTCGTTGCCTCTGGTCCGAATGCGTTTGAGAGTTGGGACGAACCCCACCCTCAACCCGGCCAAAGAGTATATGTTTGCAAGTACGCCGGGATTGATGGCATTGCGGGCGCAGATGGCAATTCTTACAAAATTTGCACCGATACGGATATAACAGCAATTATTCACAAAGACCCGGACGTTGACGAGTTCCTGGGAACAAGACAACCACTAAGTAGAAGGAGAGAGTAGCAATGGCCGAAGAAAACGAACAAAGAGCAAGGCGCATGGGATGGGTGCCTGAAGATGAGTTCAAGGGCGACCCTGAGAAATGGGTGGATGCTGACACATTCGTCCAGCGCGGTGAGGAAATCATGCCCGTCCTTAAAGAAAACCTTGGGCGCATGGAAACGAAGTTTGAAAGCCTCCAGGGTGAGTATCGTAATTCACAGGAGAAAATCGAGCAGCTAAACAAAACCCTTGAGCGGGTAGTCGATATGTCAAAGACCGCTTCCAAGAGGGCATACCAGCGGGCTTTGCGGGATTTGAAGAAGCAGCAACGTGAAGCCGCCAAAAACGGAGATTTGGATACCTATGATGCCATTGACCGACAAATGGAGGAACTGGGCGAAGAAAGCGTCAAAGAAGAACCCAAGAAGGAAACCAAACCTGCCGAGGATGGCGTCCACCCCGACTTCGGGGGCTGGCACAAGGAAAATCTCTGGTATGGACAGGATAAGGAACTTACTGCATTTGCTAATGGACTCGGGCCTATTGTAGCCCAGGAGATACCCGGTGTAGACGGTAAGCCGTTTTTTGACGAGGTAACTCGGAGGGTCAAGGCGGCGTTTCCGCAAAAGTTTGAAAACCCGATGAAAAAGAAAGCCGATGTGGTAGAAGGCGGAGGCGGAGAAGGCGAATCGGGGGGCGGAAAGAAAAAGACCTACCGGGACCTCCCGCAAGAAGCGAAGGAAGCTTGCGACGAGTTTGTGTCTCAGGGATTGTTTAAGGACAGGCAGGCATATGTTGACGAGTATTTTGTGGAGGAAGCCTAAATGGAATACAGTGAAATGAAAATGGGTGAGTTGAGAAAAATTGCCAAAGAGAAGGCGGCAGAGCAGGGGAAAGTAGTCCCTTTCGGGGCGACCAAGCAGGACATTCTGTCCATGCTGCACGGCAACAAGGATTTTGTCGATAAGGTGGAAGCTCGGAAGGAAGAGAAAAGGCAAAAACCCCGCAGACCGTTGGGAAGGCACAGATCCAAACTGACTCTCGGGAACTATAAGCTTCCACCTGACAAGGTGGGTCGTTGGATTAACGATAAGGCTGGCCGACTATCTGCCGCACAAGATGGCGGATATGACTTTGTGGACGACCCTGACGCTACGGTAGGGGAAGACATGGTGGGTCGAAACAAGCTTGGATCAAAGATTTCAAGAACCGTGGGAACGCATGAAGACGGTTCCCCGATGACCGCTTATTTCATGGTTATAGATAAGGACACTTACGAGGGAGATCAGCGAGAAAAGCAGAGATACGTTGACGAAATAGACAATGCTATTAAGCATGGAGCCATTGAGGGTGAGGTAGGAAAAGACGGTCGATACATCCCGAAAGACGGGATAAAGGTCGATTCAAATTTCTAATGGAGGTTTCTAAAAATGGCGAATGTTGACGCAGCGTTTGGGTTTCGACCCATCCGCTACAGAAGTGGTGCGCCGTACAATGGAGCCTGTAATCTATACTACATTCCTTCTACCGATTCAACTGCTATGTTTATTGGTGATGTGGTGAACTTTGCTACATCCTACATGACTACGGCTGAAGGTGCGCCGTATATTGTGCAGCACACCGAAGGTGATGAAGTTGCGCTTGGCGTGATTGTTGGCTTTAAGCCTAAGCAGGCAAGCGATAATGTTTACAGGTCCGGTGGTGAGCCGCGATATGCTTATGTCGCTGATGATCTGAAAAACCTCGTTTTTGAAGCGCAGAATGAAGGGTACTTTTCTGTTACGCAA